GGTTCCGAAAGTTTAAACTCTCGGGTTGAGCCAACCCGAAGACATGATGTCTTCAAAGGCTTGAGTCAAGAGGCGGCTTTCGAGGATCTGATTCATGAATTGGCTTTGCAACCATTTCTAGATCCAGTTTCTCGAGGCCCCAGGCACAATTCGTTCTTGAGTTCACTTTTCAGTGATCTCGAATCGTCTCTGAGGGTTATTCCCTATGAAGGACGACATTTCGTCGTCAATGCACGCACGATTCGCGGAAAAGCGGAACACTTACCTTGGAAAGGAAGTCAGAAAATGAGGAAGAAATTCCTCGCTGACGCTTCCAATTTTATGAGCCTATCTCTCAACAAGATGTGGAAGGTGATTGGTTATCTCCTTTCAGCTTACTCTTGTGAGAGTATCTTTGGCTATGAAAAATACGGTAAGAAGTTTTTCTTTTTCCGGAATCTGGTAAGAACGAAACACATCTTTGGTCTCTCTGACGCGGTCGATCAAGCTATGACGAATTTTAACATCACTGTTAACTTTCCCATTGTCAAGACCGTACCGTGGAAGAACTGCCAAGGACGTTTTCGTTCTCGCTCCCGAATGTATTGTCGACTTCGACGTGGGCAAGGAGTTCAAGTCGATTTCCGTTTTCAACGGAAATCCTCGAGTTCCCTCCGACGTCGGTTCGACTTATTCTTGCATTACTTGAAGGTCTTTCCTCTGGATTCTCCAGAGAAGGACTACGTCAAGATGATCAAGTTATCTCTAGCGGGTCTATTTTCTTTGAAACTAGACCAAGAACTACCTGAGGGTTACCCTGAGAAATCAATTCCGATTTTCCCAGACTATACCCAAAAGAAGTTAGATAACATTCTCCTAGATAAACAGAAGCGGGTTCAATTTTATTTTAACCTACTTCAGTCCAAGGGGCTGTGTGCCCCAGTCGGAGAGGACATGATTGAAGAAGCGTATCAAAAGCACGCTGATTCTCTCTGCCGTCCTCCGGAAGAATGTATTCCCAGAGATAATGAACTTTTTCAAAAGCTATTCGACTATGGTGTCAAAGTGGGAAAACAACTCCACTATGATCCATTTACCACCACTCTCCCAAATGAGATGTCCTCTATAGAGAGGAATCGATCCCAAGGAGGGAATAAGGGGGGTCTTGTCGATAATGGCACTCTACAAAAGTTCACTGGTCATCCTCTTTTACGCAGTGATAGTCCTCGTTGCGAACCTACCGTGATTGGTCTTTTTGGACCACCAGGATCAGGAAAAACAACGATGGTCAACCATCTTATTAACCAACTCCGAAGGCGTTTGTGCCCTCGGTGGAAAAGGGAAGATTTTGTGTATTCCCGTTCTTGTGCGACTAAGCACTGGGATGGGTACACCAATCAACCCGTGGTTGTTTTGGATGATTTTGGCCAGGACTTGCAGGACAGAACCGACTTATCTGAGTTCATGATGCTTATATCATTGAACGATTACGTTCTCCCTATGGCGGATTTACCGTCGAAGGGTAGGAAGTTCGATAGTCGGATCGTAATTGTCACCTCTAACATGGCCTTCGGTTCCTCCTTTATTGTTGATGGTAATTTTAAATCAACAATTGAAGATCCGATGGCCCTGTGGCGTCGATTTGATCTCCCCCTTCTTTTGGGGCGTGATCCAGATCGGTGCCAGAGGTATCAATTTGTCCCTAGTGAAAGACGTGAAAGAGCAATCGTTAAGAAACATTATGTATTACAAGATCATTGGAACAATTCTATAACTTTTCCGGGTCACGGAGAACTCGCTGGTTTTAGTCAAACCAGTAAGGACCATTTGGTCCTTGGAGAGAGTTTTCCTCGACACCGAATTGTTAAGGATTTGTTCGAGACGGCGGAAAAGAAGTTGGATTACCATTCTCATAATTTTCAAGAGAATTGGGTCCAAAGTATCTGCTCAGCCGATGTTGTCCATAGTAAGTTTGAGGAGGGGTTCATCTGGAATTCTTCATTCCGAGAGTACCCCTCTCCAAACTTCTCCGGATCTAACACTCGTAATCTTGTAATGAGTTTTCCGTCTTGTCCTCCAAGTCATCAACCTGTTGTTAAAGCACATGCAATCCCCGAACCTCTAAAGGTTCGAATGATCACGTTGGGAGAGTGTGACACTAAAGTGTTACAGCCCTTCCAAAAGGCACTGTGGTCCTATCTTGGGACACAGCAGCAATTTTGCTTAACTAACGGGGTGAAGACTCTTGAGGATTTTGCCGATGAGACCCTACCCTGGATTCACCGAATTGAAAAGGTGATCCAAAGGATTCGGGATCTCAATTGGGATGGGAATTGGTTAAGCGGCGACTATACTGCCGCGACCGATAACTTTCCCATGTGGGTGACGGAAGCTCTAACGGAGGGGATATTGTCACAGGTTTCTCACCAACCGACCAAAGATTGGGTACGGTGGGAGATCTCTGCTCATAGGATCTCCTATCCTCATGGCCAGTTTGAACAAACTTCTGGCCAGTTGATGGGATCCTTACTTTCCTTTCCTCTCCTATGTTTCTTAAACGACTTCGTAATGCAAGAATCAGGTTTTCATCCATCCTCTTACCTAGTTAATGGAGATGATGTGGTAGCAAAAGGTCCAGACGAGAATATCTCCCGATGGAGAGGTTTAGCCCCTAGGGTGGGGCTTTCCCTCTCTGTTGGAAAGAATTTCGTCGATACGGACTTTTGTACCGTCAATTCTCAATTATTTTACCAGGGAGATGTACTGCATACCGGAAAAGTATCCCTGCAGACCCGAGAGGGTACCACAGTAGGTTACTGTTTCCAAGAGGCCCAGTTTTATTGGGGCCCGACAGATGCAGTCAAACAGAATTTCCTCCGCCGGAACTGGCGAGTCTTAAAGAAGACTCCCCGTTCACTCCACCTATCCACTGAACATGGTGGATTGGGTCTTGTGGACTCCACGGAGGGAATTTCGTTTGATCAGGGTCTAGCGAAGCGAGTTTACTTCCTAGATGCCCTATCTCCCTTTGCAAAGGTAACGAAGGTAGAGAATGCTCCATGGTCTTTTGTCTGTTTCCCCCTCCTTCGCGGAGAGGGTAGTAAGAAGGAGATGGAGGTTCACCCATCTGTTGAGCTATTTAATTCTGCTCGAAAGATGGACACCTCCTCTCCCCCGACGGAAGAGTTTCCCTCCGATCTGAGCCACCGAGAACTCAATGAGTTCTCTGGTACGCCGAGATTGGATCAAGGAAAACTTCCCCGAATCTTAGGACAAAAGTACCGGGATGTTATCCATTCTGGGAATTTTAAGTTGACGGATGCCCCAGGGAGGAAGTTTCTCGAAAGAGAATACCTCCAGGTGGACAACCGTATGGCCAAAAGACTGTCAGAGATTGCAGTCACTAGGGCCTTCCAGCTTATACGTGAAGCATGGATCGATAACTCTCAGGTTCACCCATTCGAATATTTGGGTTTCGAAGAGAGTCCCCTCCCTTTTGATTGGTTAGAGACCGAGGTCGCTGTCAGTCAAATTTGGGAAGATCATATCGATCAAGCTTTTCCAGATGGTGGATATTCATCCTTGGAGTTGGATGAAAATGAAAACCGTTATCGGGAGCTCGCACAGTATTGGGGTCCAGTCCAAAGGATTCTTGAGAATCCAAAGGACTCCCAATATATGCCTCGCTTACGTGGCTGGGAGAAGATCGATCAGTTCCTTAGTCATCTCGATGAGGTTGGGGTTCCTCCCTTCGGAGATTCCGATTCTGAGCAGTATTATACTGACTCAGATTCTGAAAGTTCTCTGGAAGACCTCAATCAATTTGATTAAGATGATGTAGCTGATCAATTCCTCCCTACCCACGGAGCGTTGTTACCGTGCGTGCAAGAGATGAAAAAATTCAAGAACGAACAATTGCCGCGAATCAGACTCAGGTTTGACAGAGCCTGAAGGGGATGGACGAGATGTCCAAGTCCATTCTCAAGATTCGTATATCAACTTCGATGTGATTATCCACATCGGAGACCTATGGTATCTTTAGCGATACTAAGGGTCTACTTCGCCTCTCTTTGCGGGAACCGCAAAAAGAAGTCGCAGTCGAGCTTGCTCCTCCTCCTTTGATGGGACACCGGGAATAATCCTGGGGGTACCAAAAGATGTGAAGAAGATACGCCTGACTACTAAAATCCATTTGAATCAACTGGAATGGAATCCCCTCTCTTTCGAGTGAGGATACAATTCCTTTCTAGCTGACTCCGGTGTTCTGGTTTCTCTGACGAGAACCAGTTTAGGATAGAAGTTGATATTTTTCAAGGGTGC